AGAATCGCATGCAGTCCATAGTGCCTCACATACGGAACTTGTCTTGCCCCAATCGGCTAACATTTCAAGTGCAAATGTAGCTGATACATTTGTGGTTTTGTAAGCCTCGCCATCAAGTGTTTGATAAGTCTGTCGCTCTAAAACCTTTGTCAAAATTGCGCTGGTTGCTTGTGCTTCGATGTCTGTTCCACCTGTGAAAGACAACGAAATATCGCGACCGGTTATTACTGTGGTTGCCATGATTTCTCCTTAGACTGTGCGTGTGTAGTAGGTAGATACTCGAACATCTGCGATAAGCAAAGTCGATGCTCCGACTGTGGTGACTGTTGGTCTTTCGACCGAGCTGACAATATATCCAACTGGAATTACTGCCAGAACGCTAATGATTAACTGCTCAATGTTATCAAGTGATGCAGGATTACTGTTATATGCAACTGCAACTGAAATGGTAAAATTAACTTTTGCTCTAATGTTGCTTTTATTTATTGTTTCAAATTCTAAATATGGGCTATCAGGCACAACGACAACGGCTGGCGGGATAACTGTTTCAGGCACAAATGCATAAACATTTCCTGCAACGCTAGATAATGCGGTTGCTAAAGGTGTGCGGATCTGTTGAAGAATTGTTTCGTTAGGCATTTATTGAGCCATGCTTTCGGTGTCAATATATGAGCCAAGCAATCCAACGCATTTGTTAAATAATGATCTGCCCATTCTAAAAGGAGTTGCAGTAAAATCTACTCCTTCAATTTGTCCTCCGCCTGCAAGTCTGGCTTGGAAGACTTCGACTGAAACTGTATAGACGGCTGATTGAACAGCTGCGTTTCCAACATAAGTTGATGCGCCAGATAAGGCAGCAGTTCCGGATGGGATGACATTAGCTTCGAGTATATCGGCATTAGTGATCGATTGCGAAAAGGTATATTGTCCAAGATTATCTGCCAAGACTGCTCTTGTTCCGTTGTAAGGCGATCCGCATCCTGTGATGACAACTGATTGTCCTTCGGTAAATTCATGAATTCCTAGTGTCGTAAATGTAGCAACATTGTCTGACAATGAAGTTGCTTGGATAGGTGCTTTGAATGTAACTAGCATTGGCAGAATAACTGTTTCTGCTGTGTCAATAATTTGGTTTAGATAAGTGTCATCATAAAGAGAAGAAGATACGCCAAGCACACTTCTTAACTGACTGGCAGTAATAATTGTAGGCAAAACGCACCTTCCTCTCTAGACTCCCATTAATGGATGCCTGTGATCGGGAGCAACCACAGGCACTCAGTTAAATTAGGCTACTGCTAGCTTGCGGAATGCAGTTGGGTAGCGGTTAACTACACAAACATATCCGTAGATGCCGATTTCAATGCGTCCGTTTGCAACGATATTGGCACGAAGTTCTACTGTGCCACTTTCGTGGAATCGCATTGCTTGTGATGGATAAACCAAAGCATGCTTGGCGTTAGCATCATCACCTGTGTAGTTAGGGCTTACAACTAAATCAAGTCCAGCAACTGTGCCGTTTGTTGATCCTTGTGTAATCACGCCAGCAGCATTTTGTGGTGCTGCTGCTGCAAATAGTGGACGGGAATCAGCTGTTGCTGCAAGCAATCCAGCAAAATCGATTCCGTTTGTTCCACCTGAAGGAGCAACCAATAATCGGTTTGGTGTAAAGCGCATTACGCCATAGGAATCAGAAATTCCATCAACGATTGATGCGTAGATTGATGCGCCAGTTGATGCGCTTGCATTCTGTGATGCAATTTGAGCAGCATACTGATCGGTCTTTTGTGCATAAGATGCAGCTAACTCACGAACCAATAACTCTGCGAATGCTGGGTCTGAACGATCAAACAGTTCAACATTTACAACATTTGCTCCAGCGAACTTAACGATTGTGTCCTCTTGGAATGTAACAGCTGTGTCAGTTGATGAAAACTCTGAACCTTCTGAAGTTACTGCAACAGTTGCTTGTGTGCCCAACTTAGGTGTGAAAATCTTCATTCCTGTTGCTGGTAGTGGTGCTCGCTCGATTGAATCGATGAATGGACGGCTTGTATCAATTATGCCGATTAGATCACGCAGATAATTTGGTGGAACAGTTCCTGTGTTCTCAGTAACTGTTGCAATCTGTAATGCTGCAAGTAGGTCACGAGCATCATTGTCGCCACCCAATGCTTTAATTTGTGCGTTTAGATATTGTCCTGCTGTAACATTTGTATCAACACGAGGCTTTGTATATGCCATGTATTGAGCAGTTACAACTGGAGCTTGTGATGCTTCTACCGCTTCGGTTGCGATAGGAGCTTCTGATGTTGTATCAGACACTTTGTCCTCCTGTGTTGTAGTTTCCTCAGCGGTTGCTTCGGAATTCTCTGGTGTTTCACTAGCTGCTACTTCAGCAACTCTTGCGCTGTCAATTGCTGGATCTGTTACAAGTGAAACTTCTTGAAGTGTGCTTGATTTAATTCTTAGCACGCCTTCCTCATTTTTCCATTCATTAATTTTTACACCTACGCTAAATCCATCACGAAGCCCAGTTGCAGCCTCCTCTAATGCATCATCCGCTGAAAATGTTTTAGCCAAACGAAATGTTGCCTCTAAGCCTGTATCTGTGGCAGTTATATCAACAAGTTTTCCAAGTGGCTTTGTTCTTTCATGCTCAAGCAATAATTTGACAGGCTTTGAGAAATCAATGCTGTCTTTTTCAAATACTGTTAATCCTGCGCTGGTTGAACCTGTTTCTTCCCAAGTTACGATCTTTCCTGAAATTGTTCGCTTGTTCGTATCAGCAGCTGTTATTTCTATTGGGAAATTAATCTTCATCGGATTAAGTCCTCCTCCTCTTGGATTTGCTCAATGCTCATTGCACCGATGCGGTTTAGGATTTCATAAACTTGAGCACGCTCTAATGCTGAACCTCTCAAGAAATCATCAATGTCAAAACGAGTTTCAATTCCATTAGGACAAAAATCTGCTGCGGATAATCTTTGTTCAATTGCAGTTAAGATTGGTCGAAGTGAGAAATCAATTAATGCTTTTCTTTCAGCTGTCATGTTTGAATAAGTCATTGAAGTAGTTTCAGCGGATACGAAACTTGCTGGAATTCCGCTTGCTCTGCTAATTTCCAGAGCAAGGTATTGACGGGCTTCATTGAGTTGAAGTTTGGCAGGATCAAAACCTAATGCTTGTAATTCAACATCAGCATTTAAGAAAGCAGTTGCTCTTGTTGATCTTGACACTCTCCAAGATTCAAGAAGTTTAGTAATTCGCTCTGGAGTAAGATTTGTGCCATTTGATTTTAACACCATTTGTGGCATTGGCTCTTTTGCATACATTTCAGCAGCTTGTTCTAATGCAGCAGCAGCTTTGATTGTGCGACCTGCACGATTAAGAATTCCTTCATCTAATCCGTTAAATACAATTAATGAACCTAATCCAAATGGTGGCACTCGCTTACCATCAACTGTGTAATACTCAATCTCTGTTGAATTACCATTTAATGATGCAAAAACTCTATTAGGTGCAATTCTTGTCCATGCTCTAATTCTTGAAGCATCCGTTGCAGCATAAGCATCCATTACCATTCCATACGCAACCCCATACAGAAGTAAATCTTCGGCTATCCAAGCATAAATTGCTGAACCTGCGACTCTTGGATCTGGTTGCATGATAACTCTGTTTGGTCTTACATGCTCATTTGTAAAATGATTGTATTGCTCAAGCGGTAAAGATCCGACTGTTGAACAAATTATATTTCTTGCGCGTGCTCCAGATGGAATTGCCATATACTGTTCACGACTTGCAGTTGTAGTTCCAAATAAAATTCCACCAACTAATTGTTGTGAATTGTAAGGTGCAAGTGCAGCAGCAACATCTACTGGTTGAATTGTCTGCTTTGTGGTAAAACGATCAAATAATCCCATTAGCACATAATATACCATATATCCTAATTATCCGACTTGTATATCAATTTCCGTTTCTGGTTGTGTCGCAAAATAAGTTACCAAAGCGGTTGCCACAGATGCACAAACTGCAACCCGACTCGCTCGCCTTCCAATAATCCAACTTCCATCACCATAAGGCAATTTTGCAGCCGACAAGGTTTGCTGTGTTAATTCCTCTTGTCCAGAATGTTGCAACCTGTGTGAATTGATTGCACCTAGCCATCGATCACAGCTCTCTGCATAAATAGCCCCATCCATGTCAGTTACTTGGATGCCTGCTGGCACGAGCCTCGATGCAACTGCCTGACTTGTCCTTTTGCTATAAGCGACAGTTTGCGTGTTGTATTTTCTTACATAAGGGGCAATATCGTTTGCAACTGCTAAATCGTTTAAGCTGTAATCATTTGACCAAGTGTGAAGCAATTGCACATAAAATCTTTCCCCCGATAATCTTTGCGCAGCTACTAACGCGCCAAATTTTCTATCAGGCGACAAGTCAAGTCCAAGCCAAGTAGGTTGCTCAGGATTAAGTGGTATTGGGTCTATTTGACACAAAGCCCATTTGTTGGCGTCTATTGCAGCATTGATTGTATCTACCCATTGACAAAGCACTTCGGTTCGAACTATGTCGGGCGGATCATTCAAAACGGCTTTAAGATTATCAGGATGGATAGTTGCGCCAAGCGATGGGTTGGCTTGGGCGAATGCATCCCAATTTATTTCACCAGACGGAAGGAGTATTGGTGCATCAGGTTCTGCACTCCACTCAAACCAACCTATCGTATCGGCAGGGTTCGCAGCTGCTGCAAGACCGCGTTCCCGAAGTTTATTTAGAATAACAGAATGTTGATCACCAGCATTAGAGTAAGTCCATACTTGTGGGTTTTTGCTACTCATCATAGTGTAACGCATTGATGACCAAGCATCCTCATCTTTGTATTCTCTCAACTCATCGAGATGGATTGTGGCTGGCGCAGAAATTCCTCGAGATGCATTGTTAGCAGCTTTAACTACGAACCGCCTACCACCCTTTAATTCCATTTCCTCTGCACCATGTTGCCATCTAATCTTTTTTATCTCACTTGCTAACTTATCATTGCCTTCAATAATTGTAACCATCTGTCTAAATGTTTCGAGTGAGGTAGTCAATCGGTGCGCTGAGGTCAATTGCAAGTTTTCCCCCCAGACATACATGCCCGTTAAAATACGCAACATCATAAATGTCGATTTTCCGTTTTGGCGTGCAAGGCATAAATTGTTTAGCTGCGAGTGCCATCGACCATCCTCTTTGACTTTATGACCATGAATAGCAACAAACTTTTGCCATTCCATTAAAGGTAAGCCAATCTCAGTTGCAAAATCGATCATTTCTTGACCTTTAGACGGCAAATCGTTCAAAGGTGAGTGAATTCGGGGAGTTGCCACACCCCCTATTGTCGATCCATCTTGATTAATCATGATTGCTCCCGATTCAAGTTCATCTAAGGCGATTCTGTCAGTTCGTGGCTGATCGAGGCGTTTTGTGGGTTAGAAATAGAACGGGGGGTCGGTGGTGTTCTTGCGCTGTCAAAAAACCGCCCACCCTTCGCATAATTACATTTTTTACAACTTGCAACTAAATTATCATCACTATCTAATCCACCTAACCTGCGTGGAATGACATGATCCACTGTATCTGCTTCTTGGGAACAATACTGGCATATAAACAGATCCCGCCTGAGTATGCGACTGCGTATGCTTCGCCATTGTCTGGTTGAACCAGTAGTTCTCAAAGCTGATTTACTCAATACCATCCCTTAATCTTATGATGCTTCAAAGCCTTGCAAGCGCAGCCTTGATACCTATGCTCAATATAGCGTAATCCAATATCAATTTGCCTAAACGGGTTCTGCTCTTTAAGTTTTAATAATTGTGGTATTCCATAAGCTGTAGATCTTGGGTTGTCAGCCTTTGGATTCCATCTACTTTCTTTGAACCATAACTCCTCTAAACAGTAATACTGATCTAAATCATTTAATTCAATAAATGCATATTGCTTAAAATGGTTTGTATTGTATTTACCATAAGCATCGGAATCATTCTTTTGAAAGGCTATTGTCATGACTAATGACAGAGATATCACCAAACCAAACCTTGCGATCTTTCTGCTTCGCAGATCGCCCTTTCGCTCTGAAAGCGAATTTGCGTTTAAGGGTATCACATCACTCCAAATCAATTGACATAACCGCAGGTCAGACGGC